AACAAACTTTTATAGATTATAGTTATATTAGTATTTATTATTTTTACAGTGACATATTAGTATGGCACTTCAATATAGTTATAACGTAGAAGCTAAAGTAGAGGAGAAAGAAGAGAAGCATGAAGTTTTGAATAGAGTCTTACCCAACCAGTTAACAGTTACAGAATTAACAAAAGAAAGTGTGAATAATTTTTTAGCACAACATGGAGCAAGATTTACAGGAGATAGACAGGGAAATTTTAATAGAATTGGAACAGAAGTATTACATTTATCATTATCAAAATATTACAAATCACAAGGTTCATTAATACCAGAAGGTTTTGTTCGATTAGCATTTTTACCACCATTAATTATTAATGGAACAACAGTTATTGATTATTCTAGTCAAACACAAATATTTGCAGATACATTATTACCATTGGAAACTTTTCCACAATTAAGAAAAGATTATCCACAAATGACATTTGCATATAAAATACCAACTAAAAGATGTGGCAGTGGTCATGCAACATTAAGAATTTATCGAGAAATTGGATCTAAACTTATTATTGGCGACACATCTAATTGTGATTTTGTTCTAAATATAGGAGATACAGGTTTACGATATTCTAAAGAACGTGTTAATCAAGCAGTAATGGCACCAATTGTAGAAATTGAAGATAGACATCGTAACAATTTTCATTTTAGACCAATACATAATGGTAATTTTAGAACACATGGTGTATTAAAATGTAACCATACATTGGATCAAAGTATGGCAAATCTTAATACATGTACTTGTGGTAATCATGGTAAATCATTTGCACAAATATTTGCACATGCACAATATCAACAAAATTACATGGCAAATAGAGCAAATAATGTTGGTTACACATTAGATTATACGACATTAGCAAATTGCAATCATAATAATATTAATAATAATGCAGTAAATAATAATGTTAGATCATTAGTATTTATACATTCAATATATTATTTTTCATTAGAACAAGTTGCAATGAAAATGATTAAACATAATTTTCAAACAGCATATACATTAAGTCATAAATTTGATGATGATTGTGGTGAATTATGTGGTGAAGGTTATTATAAAAAATATATTCAAAAAGTTGGTAATCAAGTTGATGGATTTACCAAAGAAAAATATATTAAAATGTTTGTATATGAAAGTTCTAAAATTGATTCAAAAAATAGTAATATGAGACCATTATATAAACATCCATATCCAGAATGGTTATATCGTGGAATTAAAGATGGTAATTCAGTTAAAATGGCAAAAGTGTTTATCGTCAATGGATTGAGATTTCTCATCTCTTGGAAGGTTATAAGAGATACTTCCATTGACGTTACCCATTGTTTCAGTTGTGTTAATTTAATTGATTTTCCTGATATGGTATTAAATGATGTTGAAGATTTATCAGCAATTAAAGAAGAAATTTTAGCTGGTAAAAGAGAAAAAGAAAAAAATAAAATAATTGATAAAATTGTTAAAACAAACATGTTTAGTGTATTTGATAAAGAAACACAACGTGTTTATGCTAGACAAGTTGAAGCTTATGGTATTACATTAGAATTGTCAGCACAAGAAGTAGGTAAAATGGTAGCAACAATTTCAGATCAATTAATTAAATTAACATCAGAAATAAGTATTAAACATACACAACATCAACCAACAGGAACAATTTTAGGTAAAATTTTTGGATCAGAAGCAACCAATTCATCAAATCCATATATACATTTTACTGATTGGTTATCAATACGACAACAAATATTATTAGATTCAATTTATTTATATTTTTTAGAAAATTATGGATATATAATGATACTATTTTTAATTTATATTACAACATGTATTATATATTCATTTTTATTTAATGATAATTCATATATTAAATTAAATATTGTTATTTTAATAATTTCAATTATTATATTTTATGTTCGTCGTTATTCCACCACAATTAAAAGTTATTTACCAATACAAATGAAAAAACGTGTTGTTATTTATTTTGCACTTATTACTTTCATGATGGTTTTATTGCCACTATTAATGATAAGAAATGAACCACAAACCACTGATAGTAGAAGACGTATATTACAACAAAGTATTTATGATTCAATTAATAATGTTACTGAATATCAAATAAGATTAGCCAAATCATATTTTACCAATACTACAGCATCAATAATTGAATTTTCAACACAATATCAACCAGTTGAAAGTGGAATGGTAATACCACAATCAATTAATAATTTATTATATTATTATATTAATCACACTACATTATTAGCAATAATTACAATTATTGTATTATTAGGTTCAATGCATTTTCAATTTTTATTTTTAATTTCAGTAATTATGGCAGCAATGAATTTATATTATGCTATAATTTTTGGTTCACCAGCAGCATTTGATATAATGTTATATGTTATTGTAATAGTTACCATTGTACTATTAGTTAAAGTTTTAATTACTAATGCATCAATTTATAGATCATTAGTTTTTTCAATAACTGTTTTTATTATTTCAAGATTAATAATTAGTGTTAGTGCAATGCCATTAACTAATTATCATACATATAATAATAAAAATGAAAGATTAACAATTATAATATTATATTTATTAGGTCTAAGAATGTATTTTTGGAGAAAATATGCTGATAGAATACGGAGTATTGCAATTAGTAAAATGAAACATCAATATGTTTACAAATCTTTTGCAATTATTGGTGAAAATTTTATTGAAAATATTAATGAAGCAAAAGCAATTGCTAAAAATTCATATATTAAATATAATAAAAATATATTTTTAAAAAATGTAGAAAATGTAACTGTTATGGAATCATATGGTATATATATTGCTGATTATATACCACGTTGTCAAAATCCATCATCACCATTTGCTGATTTATTTTGTATTAGAAATAGAATAACATTTGATACTGGTATTAAACCAACAAGTGAATTAGATCAAATGATCAAATTTTTTAGTGATGATACCAATATATGGAAATTATTAGGTTATGATAAACCATTATTTGCAGCTACCTTCCATGATTGGAATAAAACAATAAGAGATCCAAAGAAAAAACAAAAATCATTGGATGCATTTTTAACAAGGGATTTTGATGAAAATAAAGAAGATGACTGGCTTGTACGTGCATTTCCAAAAAAAGAAGCAATTGTTGGTAAAATGAAAAAACAAGGTAAACCTGATTCATTTGCACCAAGATGTGTACAAGCAGCATCACAATTTTTAAATAATATCATGGGACCACATGTGTTTAGTGTTACAGAAGTAATTAAAAAACAATGGAATTGGAACAATAATGGTTCAATTATAACATATGCTAATGGATTAAATCGAATACAAATTGGAAAATGGTTTAATGATGCAATTAGTTATGTTTCCAATTTTGGTAAAGCAAAAGCATATGATTCTGATTTTTCAACATATGATAAAACACATACAAAAAAACATTTAAAATTTGAAAAATTTATTTGTTCAAGAATTGTACCAATGTCTAAACGATGTCATAAAGCATGGAATAAAAGTATTATTACTAAAGGTTCAATGCCATCAGGACTAAAATATAAAACAATTGGATGTCGTAAAAGTGGGTATATGAATACAACATCTGGTAATACAATATTAAATGTATTTTCACATGTCTGGGCATTAATGAGATGTTTTAATATGAGTTTAGATGAAATTCTTGCTGGTCCTTTTCGTATTATATTTCTTGGTGATGATGTTCTAATGATTACCACAGAAGAATATGCAAATAAATTTAAAAATAGTGATATTATTTCAAGATTAGGTTGGAAAGTTAAAAATAATGTTACAGAATTACATGAAGCAGTTTTTTGTTCTTCAATATTTATGCCAGTAAACACACCACAAGGAAAAAGTTATATGATGACAAATTTACCTGGACGTTTACTAGCAAGAACTTTTTTTAGTGCAAAAAAATTAAAACTTGAAATACAACAAAAATATTATTGTAATGTAATTTCACAAGGATTATTAGTTGATAATCAACATAATCCATTAATTAAAACATTATTAGTAAGATTAATTGAAATAACAACAGACTCTAATAAAATTAAAAAGAAAGGATTTATGAGTGATTGGCATTATCGTTTTAAAATGGCACCTTCAACAAATTATTCAATGAGTGAAGATATATATCAATTTTTATGTGTACGTTATGATATTACACGTAAAGAATTAGATGATTTTATTATTTATTGTGAAAATATTAATTATTTTAAAACTGGTTTAGTACATCCAGTAATTAATAAAATGATTAGTGTTGATGTTGAAGAAATTGATTCGGTATCCAATTATAATAATAAAGATGTTTTATGGAAATTCATTGAAAACCAGAATTAACTATACCTGGTTCTTGATTTTGTAATATTTTTTGATAAATATGATCCGAGAGGTGAGTTCAGTATTTCTATATTTATTTATTCCCTTGTATTCATGTTTGAAATCGTTGTAATTAATTTAATTCCTCATGTTCAGCATGAAATAATTGTGATTTAAACTATATAGATTGAACTACATCAAAAAATGTTACATCATTAAAGAATTAGGGCGTTTTGCTTTGTTAACGTTCATGGTTATGCGGTGTTCAATGGCATATATTAAGGCGTGCAAAATTTTATTTTTTGGGCATTTATATGTTTGACCAACATCAACATATATTTATCAAGTCTTATTACATTTAATTGTATGTGTGTTTCTAAGTAACTGTTTTTTCATATA